ATTTCTTGTGCCTTCTCTTTGACTACTTGAGTCTTAGTGACGACTCGTTCTTGAATGACAGTGTTGACTTGGGCACTCTTGGCTTCAGCTTGGGCTACCTTGACTTCAAGTTCTTTGACTTTCAGTTCCCACTCTTTGGTGTCTGCCAAGGCACCCTCCAAATAAACACCGAATGTCAAGACCAGTAGACTGATGACTTGAACAGCAAGTTTGTATGGCTTGATACTAGGAATGAATCCTAGAACAAAGCCAGCGATCACGCCTAGTACACCAGCCGTAAAGATGGTGTGTACTACGATTTCTGGGAGATATTGAATGATCCACATAAACTTATTTATCTATTTTATTGAAACTTCATTAGCCAAACTATATAGTCACGGTCTCTTAGTTTGGCGGTGATAACGAACTTTGTATAAAATGACATAGAGTCATCCCGCACGTGCCATGCTGGTGCCTCTATAGCGTATTTGAATACCCATTGTCCAGCTTCACTTATTTCCCAGCCAAATAGAGGGCCAGCGGCATGAATCATCGGGTCATCAACATCACGAATTACAAATTCATGAACCACAACATCGTGAATCTCCTCAATATTATCATCTACCTTCATAAATCTATGAACTGGTCCAGTTGGTGCCTTGCCAAGGTAACCAACTCTTTGTGCTGTTCCCACTTTCATACAGCCATCTTTATTTTGTGTTGGAAGAATATACTTCTCTTTGTTGGGGTTGAATTTTTAGCCATTCTTTCTACCGTGAGTGCCACATTTGTTATGCTTGTATTGAATTCGGTGGCAATTGCCTTTAGTCCGTAGACAGTTTTAGTAGTTCCATCAGGATAAGTTATTTCATATTGTTTGGTGTATGGAATTTCCTCCGGTTTTAGTCCCTTCACCCAAGACTCGTTGTTTCTTAGGATGGCTAAAGTTTCCTCAGAATGAGATTTTCCGTAGAATGAATTCTTCTCTCCCTTACGGTCATAAGTCTGACACCCCATACAAGTTTTTGCCCCAGCGGATTTTTTATTTACGTTACACACTGGACATATTACTTTCACGCTCACTCCATCTTTCCATCTACCATTTGATTCACCAGACTTACCCCATTTTTTCTTACGATCTTCTTCAGTCATCGAGGCTATATTATTTCTAACGGTATTTGATGTTCTTAGTATGATGTCTTCTCTATTAGGATTATGTGTAAGATTATCTCCGCCACCAACTGAGCCAACATTATATAAATTGTCATGGGAATCAAGGTATACTTGTTCCAACGACTGTAACTCATCTTTAGTGGCGAAGTTGGTCTCCTCGATTATATAGAACTTGAATCCATCTATACCATACTTGTTCACCGCTCGTTGAAGATAAACACAATGATGTCTATTATGTTTTAGTGACGAACGGTGAATGGTAAATCGTTTGTTGATGTTCATAGAACTACCTACATACTTCTTACCATTCACCACGTTCTCTATACAGTATATTCCTTGTTTTTTCATTTACATCACTCCTAAAGTATTTATCTTCGGAGTGCCATTCAATATATTTTTATACTGCCATCGGCGCTTTGATTGGAGGATGGCTCTGATATCCGATCAACTTGATATCATCCATTGTAAACTTGTCAATGTCTTTGATGTCTGGGTTCAACCATAATTTTGGTGGTGGTAGATGTTCACGAGTCAGTTGTTCTTTCACCTGTTCAATCTGATTTAGATAGATGTGAGTGTCGCCAGTGGAAACAATTAGTTCACCAACATTCAAGTCACATACCTGAGCGATCATATGAGTCAGCAAAGCATAACTGGCGTAATTGAAGGGGGCGCCCAAAAATACATCCTGCGATCTCTGGTACATGTGGCAAGATAGTTTGCCGTTGTTCACATAGTATTGTGACATAACGTGGCATGGTGGTAGGGCCATTTGGTCTAGTTCGCCTACATTCCATGCTGATAGAATATGCCGTCTGCCATTGGGATCTTTTTTCAGTCCTTGGATGAGTTGCTTGACTTGGTCAACCTCTTGTACCTTAGTACCAGACCCACCACGATAGCTATTGCCAAAATCGTCATAACGTACCTCTTCTCCAGTTGTTGTTGTTTTTTGCCAGTGTCTCCACTGTACGCCGTATACTCGACCTAGATCACCTTCAAACTTTGCCTTGGGTTCCCAGTATGGTGCCATGGCATTAGGTGTCCAAATTGTGGGCACTGCCGGTGCCAGTGCGCCGTGAGTGATTTCGGCTAGTCGCCTTTCGTCCCCTGATCCTTCAAGAAACCAGATTAGTTCGCCTTTACAAGCCTTGAATGCCAGTTTCTTTGTTGTGATAGCAGGGAATGATTCCGCCAGATTGAAGCGGAGTTGTCTAGCAAAAACGGAGATAGTGCCGGTACCTGTTCGGTCACCCTTCACTTCTCCGTTCGCTAGTATATCTTTGATGAGTGTATGATATTGTTTCATACTACAATTATATCACGGTCGCTCGTAAACTTCAACTGTCATTTTATCCAAAACTTCACTGGACACTAGGGTGAATCCCTCAAGGTATTTGTCAGCATTGAGCGTGATGTCCGACTTCTGTTTACTAGCGTGCCGAGTAAAGTAGACCCGTTTGATTTGGGGTCGGAGTGCCCATAACACCTTAGCACCGCCGATCACAAAGACTTGTTCGTCTTGTTGGATATCCATCATCAGTGAAGTGATGTTTGAATACACCTCACATCGGTGGTCGACTAAGGTTGTACTCAGTACACAGTTTCGTCGGTTCGGTAGTGGCTTAGGCATATCACTCAACCATGTTGAAGCGCCCATCACGACAGTATGACCTGTCGTAAGTTCTCGGAAGCGCTTCATGTCTTCACTACTATGTGGCCACGGCATTGTATTACCAACGCCGAAGCCATCAATTGTATTGACCGCAAATATTGCGTTCATATTTTATAGACCTCTGAGTAGATTATCTGTCTCTGGCTGGACAGTTTCAGCGATGCTTTCAATGTCAAGAATAAATTCAATACTGATCATATCAGCATCAAATTCTTCTAGTTTAGCGGCAATCTCTTCTTCTATCTCCTCAGAAGATAGTCCCTGAGACAACATAGATTGAATGTTGATAGTTCGCTGGCGTCTGCCAGACAATTTCACTATCAACTTTTTGATAAATTCCACCGGAATCTTTTCCTTAGAAACATCTTGAATCAGATGTTCCCATTTTTCAAATAGCTCAGGAGATAGCATGACTTATCCTACTACAACGGCCTTTTTTTGACGACGAGGTTGCTTCTTTGGTTCAGGAGCAGCTTCTACTACGGGCATCAATGATTGTGCTTCCTTCTGTAGGCGTTCGCTTTCTGCCAATAGGCCTCGGGCTTCTGCTTCCATTCGCTGTGCTTGACTCATTAGGTTTTTAGCAAGCGTATCGTTACCTAAAATACCCTCTGATCCGATTGGGTCTTGTGATGGTAGTTCGCCACGCATTCTACGGGCGACTTCTACTGGGTCTTGTAGTCCTCTGGCAGCGTCCATATCTGCTAAACGCTTGACTGCCGCTTCACCACGCTCCATCTCGTTCAAGATGTCGTTCAATTCATTGAGGCGAATCGTCTGACCTGGTGATGGCGTCATCACGACTTGATTGGTTTGCATTTTCTTCATCATTCCCTCATGGTGCATGACCTGAAGAATAATTTTGCCATCTTTTGTATATGACCTATTGAGTGCCTCTGCCAAATCTTTTGAGTTTTGACCTAGCTGACTCTCAATCGCTGACATCAACGGATCGTGAATATTGACATTCAACAATTCCGTATAAACAATCAATGCCATGTGAGGTTCGTTTGGTAATTCTCTAAAGATGACCGCTACTTTTCTGTCACCTACTTTGCCTATGTGCCGTAAAAACTGAGCCATGTTGCTCTCCTTTGTAATATCACATATTTACTCTAGAGGACATGGCTCAGAATTTTTATTTCGCTAGGTCGGCCAGCATACGGTACTGTCCGTAAGCGT